GAGTGGTAGGTCTGCTATTTATTTCACTATTGAGATGGATAGTAGGTCTATACTCCAAAGAGTTTGTTCCCTCGCAACGGGGGTTCCATTCTCTCGCCTACGCACTCGTAATTTGAGTGTAGGAGAGTGGGAATTGGTTGCGTCCTGGTGGGCGAACCGATTCCAAGAAGGCCAGACCCAGTTGAAAGAATATAAAGGACACCGAGACTTTGAAAAATTTCACCATAAACTTACGACGACTTGCGAGCTTCTCCCGACTCAGCAGATTGATGTAGTTTATGATCCCAGCCTTACCCTAGCAAAGATTAAGGCTGAGATGGATAAGAAAGTGAAAGCTCTCAATGCGGGTGTAGTCCTTGTAGACTATATCAACCAGGTTAAGCGTTCCGCTCTACCAAGCAGAGGTGGACAGTACGATTGGACTGAACAAATAGAAGTGAGTAAAGCACTGAAGGCTATGGCGCAGGAGTATGAATGTACTGTTGTGACACCATACCAAACAGACGCAAGCGGTGAAGCGCGTTTTGCAAAAGGTATACTTGATGCTGCTGATGCAGCGTATGCTCTTGAGACTTATGACCAAGAGGACCAATGCATCACATTCAATTGTACTAAAATGCGTTCCGCCGCTATGCGCTCGTTTACTTCCGCAATAGATTGGGAAACAATGAAGATTGGCCCAGACAGCGCACTCACACCACAGCAAAAAGAAGAGACAACTCACAAAACAGGCGAAGATATAGATGACGTATTCTAGAAAAGACTTACCTCAGTTGACCGAGAAAGTTTTAGAAGAAAAAGGATTACAGTATGAACATCTAGTAGTCAAGCCTTGGTATATAACTCCTATGCAAACAGACCGGCTCCCCCAGACCGAGGAGAGGTTTCTGCGAGTAGCTAGAGATACCTATAAACCTTTGATTATAGACAAATGCAATAATCTAATAGACGGCCATCATAGGCTAGACTTATTACTCAAAGGAAACTATAGAGAAGCTAGAGTGATAAAAATACACCTCTCATTCAAAGAAATTTTAGAAGTATTCCAAAAATAACTGTTGACAATTATCCTGAATTTTAGTATAATATACGTTCAATTTCAGGAGATAGTATGATAGTTTCAGGAAGTATGAATTATACACCCTCTGGTAGACGAAGAAAAGTAAAACGCACAACTCGTAAGGAACGCCCATTTGTTCCTCTTACCAATAAAGTAGAGCATCCTTTTATTCCTTTGGTTACACCCAAGGCTAAACCAGAATTCAAACCTTTTACTCCTGCCGAGGATACTTCTTTTCGCAAAGAAGTAAGTAGTAAGTATACTGTAAGCATTCCTTACAACAAAGGTGCTTATCAAGTGATTCCATCAGAAGATATTGACAAGATTGGTAAATGAGCGACGAACCTACAATATTACTGCTACAAGACTTTATAGAACAGAAAGAAAGAAAAGAAAAAGAGTTAGAGTTCTATAAAGCTGAGTTAGAGAAACTAAACAAAAAGATGTGGTTTGTACAGAAAGAAATACAACTCACCAATAAAATTATCCAGATTATAGAGAACGAGTGAACGTAGAAGATTTATTGCTTCAAAAAGGTGTGCCCTATATTCCCAAGGGCAAGGACTTTGTAGTAAAGTGCTTAAATCCTGAACACGAAGATAGAAACCCAAGTATGCGAATCGACCAAATTGATGGTCGGTTCAATTGCTTTTCGTGTGATTTTAAGGGAAACCTGTTCACCTTCTTTGGCGAGAAGTTTGGTGGGCTGCAACTAAAGAGAGACTTGTTGACCAAAAAGATACAAGAAAAACGAGCAGAGAGTGTCGGTCTTTCTATGCCTACTGGCTACATGCCGTATATTGGTAATTGGAGGGGTATTAGCCCTAAGACATACAAACAGTTTGAAGCCTTTGAGCACACTGGCGCAGACTATATTTCAAGAATAAACTTTCCTATTAGAGACATCTCAGGAAAGATTGTGGCGTTTCAAGGCAGGCATACTGCTAACGGCACTCCAAAGTATAAGTTTAGTCCTCCTGGAGCTAGACTACCTTTGTTTCCACAAGTGCAGCCTCGTCGCGGGGAAGTAATACTTGTAGAAGGTATATACGACGTGATTAACCTACACGATAAAGGGTTGACAAATGCTGTATGTTGTTTTGGAACGAATAACATTAACGAAGATAAGCTGAGTATGCTGTCTATTCAAGGAGTGACCAAAGTAGCGGTTTTCTTTGATGGAGACGAAGCAGGACAAAAAGCTGCTGTAAATATAAAAGTTATGTGCGAGAAACTTGGTCTCATTGCCAGAAATATCGAGCTAAAAGATATTGACCCTGGTGCACTAACAGAACCTCAAGTAAGAAAATTAGAGAGTAAATTATATGCCTAACGTCGCATTAGTAGAGACGAAACCTTCCAGAACTAACTTTGCTAGAGAATTTGAAGGAGCCTTTGAGTTTGACCAGTATCAGTTATGTTCTGACCCAACAATTAAGAAAGTATTGAAGCGAGACTGTGACATTCAAATCGACACGGGGTCGTATGACTACATTATTCTAGTAGGTAGTGATGCTTTGAAGTACTTTACAAAAATTAACTCAGTTACAGAATACTCAGGAAAGAAAGTAGAAGGTAAGTTCCTGCCTGTAATTAACCCTGCTATGCTTGCTTTCAAGCCAGAAGCACGCAAAACTTGGGAATCGTCTAAGGATAATATCATTGCCCACATTTCGGGTGAAATAGAAGATGTCATCATAGATGAGAGTATCGCAATGGGTACTCAAAATACCGAAGAAGCAAAAGCATGGATTCAGGCTGCTCTTAATGCAAACCCAGAATACATCGCCCTTGACTCAGAGACAAATGGATTGTATCCTCGAAATGGTCATATGATTGGTATATCTATGTCTTATACGGGCAAAGATGGTATCTATATTGACACTGACTGTTTCGATGAACAGATAGAGCAAATGCTACACAAGCTGTTCAGCACTCGCAAAGTTATTTTTCATAATGCAAAGTTCGACGTTGCATTCTTCGAGTATCACTTTGGCTTTGAGTTTCCTGACATTGAGGACACCATGTTGCTCCATTATCTCATAGACGAGAATCCCGGAGGGCATGGTCTAAAGCAGTTGTCAATCAAGTTTACTCCGTATGGCGACTACGAGAAGCCTATGTATGATTGGATTGCAGACTTCAAGCGAGCAAACGGCTACAATGCTGATAGCTTTTCTTGGGATATGATTCCGTTTGAAGTTATGAAAACATACGCAGCTATGGATGCTGTGTGTACTTTTCTACTTTACGAGAAGTTTGTAAAAATTAAACAAAACCCAAAGCTCAAGAAAGTATACGATACTATTTTGATTCCTGGCGTTCGCTTTCTATTGAGTACGCAGGACAACGGGGTTCCTTTTGACCGCACACGACTTTTGGTCGCACAAGAATTGATGCAGACTGATATTGATGAAGCAGTGCAGGAACTACACAAAGTAGATGCTATTCGTAAGTTTGAAGAAGCTCAGGGCAAGGATTTTAACCCAAATAGCACGGTGCAGTTGCGTTCACTTTTGTTTGATTACATTGGTTTGCAGCCCACAGGCAAAAAGACAGGAACTGGAGCACACTCCACAGATGCAGAAGTACTGCAAGAACTAAGTGAAACACATGAAGTACCCAAACACATTCTTAACATTCGACAAAAAAGTAAGATTAAGAATACCTATCTCGACAAAATCATTCCTCAACTGGATAGAGACTCACGCTTGCGAACTAATTTTAATTTGCATGGTACTACATCCGGTCGCTTATCTTCTTCTGGTAAGCTAAATATGCAGCAGTTGCCTCGTGACAACCCGATTGTAAAAGGGTGTATCAAGGCTGCGCCCGGACATAAAATCGTTGCGATGGACTTAACTACAGCAGAAGTATATGTTGCCGCTAAGTTAGCAGATGATGAAGCTCTAATGGATGTATTTCGTAGCGGAGGAAACTTCCACAGTAGTATCGCACATAAAGTATTTCGCCTCAACTGTGATGTGAATGATGTTGCAGAACATTTCTCTACACAGCGTCAAGCGGCAAAAGCAGTAACTTTCGGCATCATGTATGGTGCGGGCCCTAAGAAGATTAGTGAACAAGTTACCAAGGACTCAGGAAGTTATTTCAGTGTATCAGAAGCTAAAGAAGTTATTGATGACTATTTTCAATCTTTCCACAAGCTTAAAGCGTGGTTGGAAAATAATCAAAAATTTATTGAACAAAATGGGTTTGTTTACTCTTTTTTCGGCCGGAAACGACGACTACCAAACGTGGCTTCTGAGGATGCAGGTATTCGTAGTCACTCTATTCGTTCTGGCCTTAACTTTTTGGTTCAGTCACCTGCCTCTGACATTAACCTACTAGGTGGTATTGATATGTCAGAGTATATACGAACTCATAAGATGAAGTCTCGTATCTTTGCTTTGGTTCACGACTCGATTCTTGCAGAAGTGCCTGAAGATGAAGTAGAAGTTTATAGTGAAAAACTGCAACACTTTATTCAACTTGATAGAGGTGTGTCCATTCCTGGCTGTCCAGTAGGTTGTGACTTTGACGTAGCTGATGACTACTCACTAGGTAAGTTTGAAAAGCAGTATGGTCATTACTTACAGAACAATTAAGAAGGTCGCGTTCCCTGTTTTCATACTACCCTCTGGGGATTGGTATGAAAAGGACGGACTATTGTATACAGAAAATAGATTGATTGATGACAGAAATATGCCAGGGGACACATTAGGTAAAAGAAGAATACAAACTCCTATGCGAGATATTCTGCCATTACGTAAGTCTCTTAACAGCCATATAGGAATCATAAAACAGACCTCTAGGTATTTCATAGACTCAAAGGGCAGACCTTTCATCTATGAGAAAAGTAGAAGTTGTAGCCTAAAATACTTCAAGATAAAAGAAGTGGAATTAAAAGGCACAGCATCCGTACTAAAAGTGAAGGGAGTTAGTTTTCCCTTCGTAGTGCCTCGCCCACCTACCTCTGGTATGACCTGGGCGGGGATTTTGCACCTTGGCAGTATGCCTTGGTTGCTATACGAGTACTCCGGTGAGAAATTGCGGGACACTCGAAGAAAGGTATGAGAGAAATGTCTAAAAAACAGAAAACTATCGCAGGAGCTGGATTAACTTTACATGAAATAGAGCCTCTGACTAAGAATCAGCTTTTAGCTTTTGAAAGTCAGCAGCATTTAGTCTTACACGGGGTCGCAGGAACAGGTAAAACTTTTATCTCGTCCTACCTCGCATTTGACGACATGGCAAAGGGCGTTTATGATAAGTTAATTTTAATTAGAAGTGCGGTTCCCACGCGAGACATTGGGTTTCTACCTGGAAATGAGAAGGAAAAAAGTGCTGTATATGAAGCACCTTATAAGGACATCGCTATTGAATTATTTCAACGCGGTGATGCTTATGAAATTCTCAAAACAAAGGGTTTAGTCCATTTTATGACTACTTCATTTATTCGTGGAGTAACACTGCGAGATGCAGTCATATTAGTGGATGAATGTCAGAATATGTCTTTTCACGAATTAGACTCTATTATCACTCGTGTAGGTGAGAATTGTAGAGTTGTCTTTTGTGGAGACTTTCGACAGTCAGACCTTAAAACAAATGGCTTAAATGACTTCTTTCGTGTTCTACGCTCTATGGAACAGTTCGATTTCATAGACTTTGAGATAAAGGACATTGTACGAAGTGATTTCGTCAAAAGCTATATTACCGCTAAAACAGAATTGGATTTATGAAAGCAGTTATAAGTAACAGAATCTATTTGGAAGTGACGGAAGAATACAAGGAAGTTCTCTCAAAAGAACTGACCTATTCTATACCGTCTTATAATCCAATGGACCCGCCCTTTATTATTAAAAATATGACAAGGGTTAGGAAAGACCTCGTTACTATTCCTGTGGGAAGAATCGACCTCATACCGGAAGACTATGAGGTAGTTGATAAGCGGATTTCTATACCTGTAGAATTTCCTCCATTTAAGTTTGAACTCCGAGAAAGTCAGCAGGCGGTTTATGACGAGCTAGATGATAATGCTATTATCAACGCTTGGGTAAGCTGGGGCAAGACTTTTACGGGGTTGGCAATCGCAGGAAAACTCGGACAGAAAACTCTTGTTGTTACCCACACTGTTCCTCTACGAAATCAGTGGGCAAAAGAGGTAGAAAAAGTCTTCGGATTTACGCCAAGTGTGATTGGCAGTGGTAGCTTTGATATGTCAAAACCTATCACTGTTTCTAATACTCAGACTTTATACCGTAATCTTCCGAAGATTAGAAAAGAGTTCGGCACTATCATACTTGATGAAATGCATCACGTTAGTAGTCC